GGAATTCGCCACGTCTGGAACCGGGTTACGTTCATTAAGATATTTTGTAAACGGGGCCGCCACCAGTGGAGATTACATATCGTTGGCCGATGTAAAACTTTCAGTGGGGACTATTTCCGACCATTTAGGAAGCTCGTGCAGTGGAATCCCTTGTGTTGCAGGAGATGTTCTCACTATGCGAGTTAGACAAGACTCGGGCGGTAATTTAGATGTGATTGCCTCAAGAGCTGCGGCTATGGCGGTAGTTTGGCACCCATAAGTGCCGATCTGGTGGGAGGGACTATGAAAGCGTTTATTCTAATTCTGGCCCTGTTCAGCTCTGCGGCATGGGCCGCGTTGCCTATACCGATCATTCTGGCGCAACCAGCCTACCCAACCGATCTGGCGAACAGCATCCAGATTTATTATATGCCTGACACCGCCGCGCCCACGGCATATCGCGTCATTGTCGATGGGCTTACTTCGGATCAGGCACTAACGCTTGCCGCTACGCTGCCAGCCTTGCCAGCGGCTCGAATCGAACAGTACAAACTTACCCCTGATCCATTATGGATACGGTGGGCGGTTGTTTATGGGGACGCTTCCAATGCTCCCTATTGGAACTGTCTAAAACTCAACCCCTCTATCAGCCCGGCCACCACGAATGGGCGCTGGAAAGGAATTTATAACGCATGGATGCAGGGTTCGCTGCTTCCGGGGATACAGCCCATGACTGATGCCGATAAAGAAAAGTGCTGGCAATGACCGAACCAGCCTACCGGCCGGCGTGACCGCATCTACGTTATGTAGGTATTTCCTAAGTTATTGCCCACAATGTTGAAAGTGTAGTAGCGTATTCAGCAACTCGTCCTACAAGTGGATGAGGAAAACGTATCACCCAACTTCTTACTTTTGGAGACGCGAAAATGAGCTTTTCAATCCTGACTACTGTTTTGGCCTCGGCGGTTGCAGACGCCGGTACTTTCACTTATTCGTATCCCTCCGGTAAGGACGAGGGTCACTTTTATCAGGCGATGGGCCACAAACTCACCGTGGATGGAAACAAATACAGTTTCCCTGATGACTTCGATGTCACTCTGGGAACTTCCACCGTCACGATCACTAATAAAACCGGCGCGTCTTGGGCGTCCGGCGCGACCGTCAAGTGCCAACTCGAAGAGCAGGGCAAGCGCGCCTACCGCGACGACACCGGCAATTTGCTGAACAACACCACGGAAGCGCACACGTTTCTGGTCAACCTCGGGGCGCCGGATACGCTGGATGCAGACGGTATTTGCGAATCGCAGAACCGGACTGGCGCTGGCGTACTCCTGATCAACGGGGATCTAAGTGACGGCGATCTGTCTACCAGCGTCGCCACCCTGGACGTGCCGCGTAACGTCATCGCTGACTCTGGCGGCGCGGACACGGCGGTTATCACCGTGACTGGCACGGATGCCTACGGCGATGTGCTGGTGGAAAACATCACCCTGAACGGCCTCACGGCTGTCGCCGGCAAGAAGGCATTCAAAACCATCACGGCTGTTTCGTCCGACGCCACTGTCACCAATGGCATGTTCCTCGGAACGGGCGATGTCATCGGCCTGCCGGTATTCCTGCCCTCCGCCGGCCATGTGCTGAAGGAAATGGAAGACGGCGTTGCGGCTACCGCGGGAACCTTTGTGGCTGGCATTCGCACCGCTGGCGGCTCGACGGCGACCACGGGCGACGTGCGCGGCACCGTGGACCCGAACTCGGCCTGCGATGGCGCCAAGGTGTTTCAGCTTCTGGTGGCACTGCCTGATCCGGGCTATCTCGGTATCGCTCAGTACGCGGGCTAGTAACCAAAATCAGGGGAGGTTTACCACCTCCCCTTCTTTTTCTCTTGGGAGCTAGACGTGGAAAAGCACGAACAAACTTTTTGGTCAGCGGTAGTCCTGGCGTCAGCCATCGGTATCGGACAGTTGCTCTCGAGCAAAGAGCCACTGACTTGGCGCCTCATCACCGGCAGAGCGATTTGTTCTGGCGGAATCGGAGCTGTAAGTGGATTAGCGCTGCTGGCGTTCCCAGAGATGGATTTTTACACGTACTTAGGATTCGCCGCGGCACTTTCGAGTCTCGGTACATCGGCAGTTGAGAAGTTGCTCCAGAGGTTTTTGCGATAACAAAATGCACCTGAAACTCACCCGCGACGTGTTCACCGCAAAGAGCACGCTCGGACGACTGGAGGTAGATGGGGTCTTTGAGTGCTACACGCTCGAAGACATAGACCGTAAATTGGAAGACGGCGGAAAAAAAGTGTACGGCGAAACTGCCATCCCACGCGGCACCTACGAAGTCGTCATTGACTTCTCTCCAAAATATCAACACCCCATGCCGCACATCATGAACGTCCCGCAGTACGAAGGCGTGAGGATTCATCCCGGCAATTTCCCTAAGGACACAGAAGGCTGCCTGTTGCTGGGGCTATCACGCGGCATTGATCGCGTGAATAGTTCCGTGCTCGCATTTCAAAGGTTCGTCCAAAAACTCGATGCCGCTTTTGATCGCGGTGAAACCGTGACACTGGAGGTTGTGTGAATTCAAACGACTGGAAAAGCGTTGTTGCAACTATAGCACCTATGGCCGCCACGCTGATTGGCGGGCCTCTCGCAGGCGGTTTTATTGCCACCCTCTCGCAAACCTTCCTTGGGCATCCAAATGGAACAGAAGCAGAAGTGGCGCCACTGATAGCCGCTGCGACCCCTGACGTATTCGCCAAGATCAGAGAAGCAGAGCAGACGTATAAAACCGCGCTTCTTAACGCAGGCGTCAAGCTCGAAGACATCGCGGCCAACGATCGTAATTCAGCGCGTCAGCGGGAGATGTCAGTAAAAGACATGGTGCCGCGCAATCTGGCGTATTTCTTGATCGGAAGCACAGTTGCAATTATCGTCGGGACACTTTTGGGATACACCAAGGTTGACTCAGGGTTGGCCGGCACGCTCATAGGATATCTCATCAGCGAAACGAAATCGGCGGTGCAGTATTACTTTGGTTCTACCTCTGGCAGTTCTTCCAAAAATGAGATTCTGGATAAGGCGATCAATTCTTAATGAAGCGCAAATTCATCACCGTGCGGTGGGACGACCATCACGAGAGCGATAGAGCTTGGGCTGATGCCGGAGAAGATCCACATCCGGCAAAGTTTGAGAGCAGAGGGTACGTGCTTTATGAGGATGACGTGATCGTAGAGATTACCAACACAATCCCGTTGAATGACACGGCCGGCAAAGAAACTTTTGGACGGCCATTGCGCATCTTGAAGTGCGCTATTTTTTTTCGTAGTGATGTGAAGGAAAAAAAAGATGCAATGCCCTAAATGCGGAGGTGACAAGCTGCGCCATCGCGGACACTGTCGCGGAAAACAACGATATAATTGTTTGGATAAGAAATGTAATTGGCACGGAACAGAGCCAGTCGGTCTAGAGCATGAGCAGTCTGTTGGTGTTCCGGCTGAAGACGTAAATAAGTTACACGGACGCATCACGTCAGGGAAAATACGCCGATACGTTATCACTTCCGCTCAGAACGCAACGCCCATCTGGGCACCTTTTTTTAAGTCTCTTTTGTCGTACTGCCAACACAATCACGCGCAACTTGTGGTCGTTCCGTATCGTTATAAGAACCCCACCTCCACATGGTCAGGCAAGGCCCAAAGCGATGACTGGTGGGCGAGCGAGTTGGCCCCGTATCTCTACGATCGCCGTGTCGAATTGTGTGAAAACCTTACACTATTGGCCGACATTAAAACGCAGCCAACGGGCGAACAACCGCTGCGCGGATTTGAAACGTTAACTGGCAGACGCTCTGGCATTGTGGGACACCCGAAACTGTCGCTGCTGACAGTGCCAACGCCACAACAAAAGTTACCGAAGATCCTTGTTACAACCGGGTCTGTCACAAAGAAAAATTACATCCCATCCAAGGCTGGCAAGAAGGGGGAGCACCATCATACGTTTGGCGCCTGTCTGGTGGAAATTGGCGAAAGCGGTATGTTCTTTATTCGTCAATTTAACGCCATTCGCAATGGCTCCTTCTGTGATTTGAATTACGAGTATAGCCCAAAACGGCAGCCGAAAAAAATCAGAGCAGCGGCGCTGGTGATGGGCGACACGCATGTTGACTTCGCCGATCCGGATGCCGTGAAAGCGCTGTTTGGAGAAGACGGTATTGTAAACACGCTGCGCCCAAAAGCTCTGGTGTGGCATGACGTGCTGGACTTCTATTCGCGCATGCACCACCACAACGGCGAAGTCTTTACCAATTATGCCAAGCACCACGCTGGCAGAGACAACGTAGAGCGCGAACTGGATGCCTGTTTTCGCTTCATCGAAAAGCACTCGCCATCCTACGCCAAGAATATCTTTGTCTACTCCAATCATCCGGACATGATGGCGCGATGGATCAAGGGAACAGACCCACGCAGCGACCCAGAAAATTGCGTGTTCTGGGCTCGGACCTTCGAGGCCATGTGCCAGGGCACACGACTGACCGATATTGGAACCGTTACCATTGATCCATTCGCTTGGTGGGCCAAACGCAAGCTCCGGTGTTATAGGCGTTCGCGGTTTCTGGCCCCAGACGAAAGCTATCAGGTTCTCGGTATCTAAATGGGGTATCACGGGCACGCTGGCCCTGGTGGGG